CTGATCCTGTTCAGAGTGTTGAATTTCTTTGTGTCGTTCTGCCAAACCGCGAATATAGGATGTAAATACCTCCAGATTATTTGTTGCCATTTCTAAAGTCTTTAATTTTGTTGTTTACTGTCTTAAATAGTATCACACATGGTGTTTTTCTGTAATCTTTGTAATGCAATACATCATCACCAATTACAGCATCCAAAATCCCATTCCAGTCCGGAAGATTCTTTTTATTGCTTTTTGGCTTTGTGGTGATCCGCTTTGTCTGCATTGATTTTTCGGCATCATCAAACAAAAATGGAAATGATTTTGATAGCCATTTGCGAATAAACACATAGTTCAGATAAATTGCATGCAATGTGGCATCATCAACATGTTTCTTAAAGTATGTCACACGCCTGTCAATTTCAATCTTTGTTACTTCTTCACCATCAAAAGTATAAAGCATGGCCACAAACCGATATAGATTTTCCGGAGTGCTTTCATAGGCATATTCAAAAAACAGGGTATCAAATATGGCAAATTGTTCAAAGCTTACATTTCTCAGCTTTGGTTCCGGTGCCAATAGTTTAAATATTCCCGGAATATGTTTGATGAAGAAGAAGTTTGTGGATCCGGTTGGATAAGCTGCAAACTGAGCCAGTTGTGAAAGTTTGTAGATCTCAAATTTATTGAATTTCTTTACCAGATATTTACTGATACAAAAAAACCTGCTGATAAATTCTACTTCTGTAACCGGTTTTACGTGCATTGAGGCACATACAGAAAATTGATCAGCATTCATCTGATCCCATCTTTCAGGCACCTGAATTTCTTTTGTTTTCTTAATGCCTAAAATCCGGTATTGAACTTTCACGTTTTTCATCCCCAGAACGATTTTTTGTCGTTATTATCCCGCTTTGGTGTTTTGGCTGCCGTGCTTCCTTCAAAATCAAATTCCGATATCAAATACTGTTCTGCCAACTTCCAGTATGATAATCCATCAGCATCAGCCATCCCTTTTTGCAAACTATTCCTGGAATCACCCACTGGTTGAACCTGTGCAAAATCTTCACTGGTTCCGGATAATGATTCAAAAAACAGGCCTTTGTCTGTCAAACTTCCTGTTTCAGCTATTAAGCGGGATATGGCCATAAATACAACTACCGGAAGAAGTTTCTCGCGAAGTGTAGTGTATTTTGCATTCGGAGTATCTGAGTCCAGTGCTGCAATCATATCATCATAGATATTGCCAAGTCGTGGACGAATACGCGTATCGATCACATTTTTAAAATGTGGAAGCAATCTCAGGAAAATAATCCGGCTCTTACCTATGTAATAATACTGATCAACATCAGCCGGCTTTTGTACAATTGCTGTTTTAGTATAGCTATAATTCGGAGATTCTGTAAAATCTTCAAATGTTTCAATGTTATCATACAAATAATTCAGCATATCATCCAGGGCATTAAAACCCTTTTCTTTCCATGCTGCCTGAAGTTTTTGCTCCTGATATTTGTATAATGATCTTTCCTTTTCTCCCTCCAACCTCGACACACTATCAGATATATATACCTGCATTTCGTTGAAGTCGTACCAGTATGCCAAAAAAACATTAGCTCGTTGTGCTAATTCAATTAAACGTTCTTGCTCATCTGATCTCATTGTTTCTTCAAAAGCTTCAATGAGTGTTTGTGACATAGCCTCGCCCAAAAGCGGACGGATAAACATTTCAAAAGCATTCTTTAACGGTGCCTGAATAGATTCAAAATCAGTTGATTTTGCTATTCCCATACATTTGCGTATGTCGGCTACAAAGGTGTATTCACTGAAAATCATATCTTCATTTTTTTTGATGATACAAATTTCATCTTATATGGCCCGAAATAAAAGGACATAAAAAACCCTGAACAGTTTTGCTCAGGGTTTCAAAAGTTTATTTCACTTATTACACATGTTGTATTGTGGTAGCATAAGAAATCACAAAATTTATTAATCTTCAGCATTAAATTCAATTGTCTGCTGTTGCTGCATCATTTTCCATTCTTCATAAGTAAAATCCTTCGCTTTGAATAATTCTGCTTTTGCATCCCTCAAATTCTTTTCAGCCATCTTAAAGCTTACGCGTAATTCTTCATGCCTCAGAATTTTTTCATTTACAATAGATTGTTTGAATTCCAAAAAATCAGCCTGTTCAGAAAAATAATTGTAAAGCACATCATAACATTTCGACCGGTATTTAGCAACAGATTCACGCGCCTCTTCTTTTACGTTTTTCGGGTTGATAGTAAACAGCCAACCGAACACATATTTCAGCGGAATGCACACCATTTCTCTATCCTTTCCGTCGCTTCCAACTGTTACGCTCAGCGTAATAGTTGAACTCAAAAATTCATCCTCTTTGAGCTTCGTAAATTGTGGTTCATAAGCCACGCCCAACGCTTCGCAAATTGGTTTAACAGGTACCAATTTTGAACCCTTTTCAGTCATAACCTGAATGGTTACTTCATTTATTTTTGCAATTGCTTTGGTTTCAATAAATCAACTTATAAGTTTATTTTACTCAAAATTGTTTTTCCTGAACATTACCCAGCACGGATGGCCATCCATAAACTCTTGTTTATATTCAAGCATGTTCAGAATTTTATTTATTACGCTTAAACTGAAATTATTAAATTCCGACATTTCAAACTGAAGTTCAGTGGTTGAAAGAAATTCAATGTTTTCTGATTCTCCATCAGGAGCAAAGCTCGATTCAATGTATTTTTTTAATTCCTGCTCTTCAGCAGACAATTCCGGGACCGGTACCGATTCCGGATCTGTCTTAACTTCAGATTCCGGAGCCGGCACGTTAAATCCAATAACTTTTTTAATTGGCTTCATATTCTTCGGCTGTTAATGCTTCGCCAAGTGCATTAATATCCTCAATGGCAGTGGTGAGCATTACAATTGTTTGAGCAAGTTCACGTAATTTTTCAGGCTCATCAATAACCTCATCCAGTTGTCGCGAAAATTTGTTGCGAAGTTTTTCTAACTGGGAACCGTAATAAATAGGTAATTCATTACTTTTCCATGATTTAAGAGTTTCTACCAATTGTGGAGTAACATTCAGATTTTCGATTGTTGTTTTCATTTTTAAAACATTTTTTAAATAGTTATACGATTTTTTAGAGAATTACGGCTTCTACGAATCAACCGTTCTGTACATGGATAAAATTTCCTTACGCGTTCCTCATCACACGAAAGATTAATTGCAAAATCTCTGGTGTAAAAATTAAGTGTAGTAGTTAAATCTTCATTTCGCGCTCTTATGGCAATATCGTCGTGCAGCTTAAGTCTTTTTTTCGCTTCTTTGTAGAAGAAGTCGAGGATTTTTAGTGCGTCTTCAGTGCAGAACTCTTTTGTCTTGTCGAGTGGCATGCAGTTCAGTTCGGGATCGTATTCCCGCTCTTTTTTTTCTTTTTTGTTTGTCATAACGGTGTTTTAGCATTTTTATTACAGAGCATTGAAAAAGCGGTGCTCACTTTCCGCTGCTAAAACACCAAAAGGATAGAATACCGGTCTAACCGGCTCGGAAAGGGCACCGCCCTTAGAAGTTATAAAAAAATCCACCGGGTTTACAGTGGATGGATATCTCTATCCTTTTTTTGTTTTAGCACTGCAAATGTAAGTGTAATTTTTAAACAAACAACAGTTTTAATAAAATATTTATGTTAAATATTGTAAATACAAACTTTACCGTGCAAATATACGGAATAGTTTCTAAAAAACAAATTGCCCGAACTTCACAGCCCCGGCAATCTTGATCATTAACTTTAAATCTAATACTTTATGAAAAACTAAACACTCTTTACGAGAGTTTTTTTTGTGTACCGCTTCCTTTATCCAGCGTGGTAAGTACTGTGTTCCGGAATCTGAGTGAAATATCTTCATATCCATTATAGCGAAGCATCAACTGAACAGGATCAAGCAAATTCTGCCGATCGACCCAGGCATTAGCAATGTTCACTAAAAATGCCTCACGTATGTTACTACCTCCCTGGTTCCCCGCGTATGTTCCACCGGGCATACCAGCACCAAGCACATTGGGATTAATCATCAGTGCAAACAGAATCTCACTGTTAGCAGCTGCCGAAGTAACCAGCTTATCACCTTCCTTCGATTTATTATCAAGTGGAGTAATCTTCCATTCCTCTTCAATCTTACCATTCAAATCATTCAGGGCATAATGGGTGAAAAGTGGTTTTTCAGCATTTTCATTCCCCAGCAAATTAGTTTCAATATCATCCATGAAATCATTGATAGCATCTTCACGCTTCTTCACATCAGAATATAATGATTCAGGAAATTTCTTATCCCAGAAAGAATACGGTATCTGAATGTGCCACTTCCATGTAGCCTGATTTTTAAATACCTTCTTCAGATATGCCGGAACTGATTTTGCAATATCAACCCAACCAGCAGCATAAGCCGACATCCACACCGGTTCAGAATAAGTATCCTTATTACTCCACGAATCTCTTACGGCCACAACAACCTTTTCAATCTTCTTCTTGTTGAACTTTCTTATTTCAAGATCCAGCATAGGATCATAATCCAGCAACACATCATAAACTTCAAACTCATCTTTAGAAGGAGTATCCGGGAACTTGCCTGATACAACACATTTTTCCTCACCGGTTTTAATATCGCGCTCACTCAACCTGGTAAAGAAAGCATTAATCGGATTCAGTCCTATAATCTTTTCACCTTTCAAATCCGGAATAAGTTGCACACAACAGGATCCAAACTTAAAATAATCCCTTGCAGCCTTTTCCAGATACCTCCTTATACGTGGATGATCAACAAGTTCCTGAGCAGTTTTATCCGGATAAGCTTCCAGTATTTCATTACCATCCTCATCATAACCAACCACCTTACAAGCAAAAACACCCTGACCAAGTGTGAAATTACGAATAAACTTTAAACCTGAGTTCAGCACACTGGTACTGGATATAATTCCATCGGCCCACTGAGGGAAATTATTACTACTTCCCCACGAAAGCAGTTTAATGTTACCTTCAACAGTTTCAAAATTCTGATCAGTACTGGTATTAACCGTTTTGTTAATTTCTTTTTTCTGATCCACAAGTGGAGAGCCTGTAGTTTGTGCAAAAACTTTGGTAGAGGCCATCATCAAAGGAATACCCTTATTTGAGAATTGAATTTCCATATCTTATAAAATTACTTCCATATCATTAAACATTAAAAAAGCATCAATACTCACCGGATAAACAT